ATGATTTTTCTCAGAACTGAAAACGGCATCGAGAAACTTGAAAACTGGGAGGAAATTATATCCAGACCGAACTTTGTCACCACTATAGACAAAGGAGTTCAACAACTTGAGGAGATAATTGGTTACTACAAATTTAAAGAAGAAATCCACTGTGGTCTAACTGGTTGCAACCAACCACATCAAATGGGTTATATTGTAAAAACATCTAGTGGCATTGAAACCAACATCGGAAATAAATGTGGTAAAAACGAATTTGGTGTGGAATTTGGTGAAAACGTTCTTAGTTTCAATAAATTTATGCAACTCGAAACCAATCGGGAAATTATTAGTACCGCAAAAAGTAAATGTGAAGCGTGGCAAAAAATATTGAAACGATACGAAATATCAAACCCACAATAGATTATCTATCTTCTACCATCGAAAATAGTAAAAATTCCAATTACTCCGGAAGACTTGGTGCTACAGAAATTCGTTTTTTGACCAAGAGCCAGACAGGCCTTGTAACCCTTTCTGAAGTGGAAACTGATAAGAATACCAAAACAATTCTGTTCGCAATGAATGAACACATGCGCAAGTCTGGAGAAGCAATAAGTGAATTCTACATAGGAAAAGTATCATTTAGTCATGTTCTTTTACCAGAAAACAATCTTCGTGATTTTTTTGTTGCGCTCAAAGAAGATCTAAAAAAAATTCAGTGTATTGATCTACAAACAGCCCCAAGCCCAGAAATTTCTAATGTTGCCCAAATTGCCAGTTCAATCGAAGAACGAATCAAGCGATTAAAAAAACTGAAACATGAAGCCAGTAAATTTCTAACTAAAAAAAATCTGCGTCCCATCGCAAACAAAATAAAATACTCATCGACAGCGGATGAACTTGAATTCCATAATTTCGAACGCTTTTTAAACGGGCTGAAATGATAAAAGCCCCGAAAGGGGCTTCTATCAAAATCATTTACGCATTATTCCGCATGTTCAAAAGCATACATGACAGATTCGGACAAAATCAAGTGCAATGTCGCAAAAAGCCTAAGTTTAGTTCACATCATCACCAAAACTTGTCACATTCTGAAAAGCAATATCGGCCTTACGCTCTTCCTGGTGACAAATGTCAACCAGAGAATCAAGAAACGGCTTCCAATTACGTGTCCATGTCCTGACATGTAGCTCGGGTATCCGCTTCAGTACAACTTTATATACTGTGGTAGACGGTGCCGTGGAAAATCCATTTCCACTGCAACGTTCGCAGATTTTAAACACTGGCACACCACGCTCGCTTGTGGCTTTGCGGTCCAGTACCTCTCCCTTTCCACCACAACGACACCTAGCACTTATCACTCCCTTCCCTTTACATACATCGCAAACGACTGGTACAACTTCCGTTACCTCTGTCCATTTCTCCCAGTCTGACGGTCGAACAGCACGGGAGCGACTGGCCCAATATGGTGCTTTACCCCATGGGTATGAAACCTTACGAATGACCTGCTTACGGGGTGTTAGTCCGGTACCACTGCAACTATGGCATGTTACGCTGGTGGCCGCCGATCGGGAATACTCAGCAAAAGCAAACTGCGCCAATACCAGCATACACCAGCCAAATTCACCACCAGCTGCTTTACGCACATTCTTCGGTGCAATTTCCATCGCGTGACGCGCCAGCGCCTGGACTGCTATCTGCTCATCAGTCTTGCTGATACCGGCCTTCCCGAAGAAGGCCGCCAGGCCAAACCGCTCACGATTGCTGGTGGTACCAATAGCCGCCATAACATCGGTGCCTGTAAGACGTTCCGGAGAGGTTCCTTTCACATCGTCGCCGATATACATTCCCTGAGGACTGAAGTATTTTAGCGATGCCTCAAGCTTCATTATTCACACTCCCCAACCAGATTAAGAATAACCGCCGCGCCATTGTCTTTCATATATTCGCCCTTTCCGCTAGCCAAAAACCAACGACACACCTCCACGGCTTCAGTCCGTGTCACAGGTTTGATGGTCATCAGCAATTTTTCAAGGTAGCGCTCGCGGTCATATACCGATTCGTGATGCTCAGAGTAACCAAACTCATCGCCCTGTTCTTTAGTTGCAGTGTGGCGAACACTGTAGAGCCAGTCCCAGTAAACAAACTCACGAACTACGTCTGACAATGTATGAGGCTCTGGTAGTACATTACGATAGCCATCAACATATGCGCGACGCTGATCATCAATTTCATTCATACGGATGCCGTCAATGCTGCCCGCTTTCTTCTCGGCTGCAGTCCAACCCCAGAGATGATCGTCGATAAATTTCTGGGAAGACTTGATCACTCGCTCGGCTTCCACATCTTCGAGTGCTGCTTCATAGCTACCAAACGTAGCCCTGACTGATGCTGCTTTTTTGATGTTCTCCCTAGCGTTCCTGATTGCCTGTGCCGGGTTATCCATGCCGATGGTACCGAAAGCAATCTGGAAAGGATCGCCACCATTCGCCAGAAGATAACGCGAATAACGTTCCTGGGCCTCTTTTGGGGAAATTTTAATTTTCACCAGCGCGGCCTCAGCAGCATCCAGATGTGCGGGTTCATTCAGACGGATAACCTCCAGCACCCAAAGATAAGCATCAGTCTGCTTATGCCCGGTGATTCTCCGTTGCTCTGGCAGGGGTTTGATGTTTGCGAGGGCGGAGCTGTACGCTGCCGTCGGGATGGTGAATAGTGCTTTATGTTCGTTGTTATCAGTACGCATTACGCAGCCGCCTTTTTCTTATGGAAAACCAGCTCCCGAACCTGATCACCGTTCATGAGCATATTGTTGAAATCATCGTGATCCGGCCAGTACACGCTCACGCGCAGCAGGTCATTCTTTGCCATCAGATTGGCATGAGCACATTCGCAAGCCGCAGCCATCCCGGTGGCGCTGTTCTCGTCACGGTCAGCAAAAATAATCAGATGCAGAACACCAGCTGGTACACGGAACTTTTTCATAAAGCCGCTGTTAATGGTTGCCCAGGTGTTCACGTTATAAATCTGGTGCGCTGACAGCGCTGTTTCGATGCCTTCGGCAATACCCAGAGTGCTGGCGACAGGAAACATGCGGATAGCTACAGAACGAGCGTGATCCAGATAGTTATCTTCCTGCAGGGATTTGAGACGCTTTGCACTGCTACCGATATCTGCTTTTTTGTCACCATCAAGCAGGGTCTGATGCAGATAGCACAGCTCCCCTTTATCGTCCGTAGCAAGTGAATAAAGAGACTGGAATACACTCCCGTTGTGTCTCTGACTGGCATTGAACCGGATCGCCTCAGCAGGAAGACTGAATATTCCACGAGAATTAAGATACGCTGCGCCGGATGTACCACGCAGTGCCTCCAGTTTTGAAAACTTGCTCAATACCCGTTTGCGTAAGCTGGTGGCGCTGCTGGTTACCGGGATTTTAACCCGTTGGTAATCATTACCGATCAGGCGGTCTATTTCGGTACAAATCTCGTTAAATGGCTTCGCCTGTGTCAGGGTGACAAGTTTCATACCATCGCCACTACCACATACACAGATCCACGTTCCTGCACCGTCGCGGTCGTCAATTCGGAACTTGCCACGTGCACCGCATACCGGGCATTCACCCTTGAAGTGATTTTTTCCGGTTATCGGCGGCAGACCGAAGTGCTCTAATATTTCAGGCCAGCGGCCTTTCGCTGCATCTGCTGTTTTCATCTTACTAAATCAGACTGTTTATATTTTTCTGGAGTTGTTGCTTTGCCTGCATAATGCGCCAAGCCTCACTTCCTTCCGGTGGAACATACCGGCCACCAACAACCAGTGGCAGAGAAAGCACTTCGGATGAGTTTTTCGTCATCCTCCGTGTCCGTTCACGACCTTTAGCAAACCGGATCAGCTTGTGTCTGATGTAGTTACTTACCTCTGGGCTTATTTCCATCGGGAAACTGCTCAACCCATCAGGCCATTCACCGAATTTTTCCCTGAAAGTGTGAGCGCACCATCCATCACTGACTGGACGCCCCAGTGAGGCACGCTGGCGCTGATAAAATTTGATCTGACTCCACCAGGCCTGTTTCTCTGCCTTCGTGGACTGATGCTGATTTTTACCCAGCTTATTAAGTTTGCGGCTAGTGTCAGTATCAACGTCTTCACCTCGCAGCGGCTTGTGTCCACATTTCGGGCAAACATAGACGCCAGCTGGCTTCATGTAGTGGCATTGAGGGCATTCATGTGGCAATTTTTCGGCCCGTTCCTCAACTGCGCGGCACGTGCTTTCCTCCATGCCGTCAGACTTACCGGGAAGATCGTCGTACTCAATTGAATCCGGATAACCCAGACGGTGCACGGTGCCGCTGTGATCGAAAATAAGGCAGGACTCTTTACCCGGTGCGGTGCGAAGTCCACGCCCGAGTGCCTGCAACCAGCGAATTTCGCTTTTTGTTGGTCTGGCGTAGATGATGCAACGAACGTCACTATCGAAGCCGGCCACCAGAACGCCCACGCTAACGATGATTTTCGTTGCACCGATTTCAAAGCGGTGAATGATGGTCTGGCGCTCATCTACCGGAGTGTCGGCGGTCATTACCTCAGCGTTAACACCCGCTAGGTTAAACTGGATTGTCAGATAATTGGCGTGAGCTACGTTGACGCAGAAAGCGATGGTAGGTAGATCTCGGCCATTCTCCAGCCAGTTCTGTACGATGTCGCCCACCAGCGTAGATCCGCACATGATTTCAGCCAGCTGTGTTTCGTTGTAATCGCGGCCGTACTCAAGCGAAGATGTGGTTTTAACACCTTTCAGATCCGGCTTAGTTGGCGCGTAAAATTCGTATTTACTCAGATCGCCACGCTGGATTAACTCGCCGATTGTGGTCGGCTTAATCAGTCGGTCATAGTATTTGCCCAGGAACGGGGAAAACGGAGTACCCGAAAGGCCAATCACCTTTACGCCTTTGCCGCGCAGACGTTCGATATCCTTCAGGATGCGCTTTTTACGCAGGTGTGCTTCGTCGATAATCAGCAGATCAATATTTTCAGGAAAAACACGACGAATAAGCGTGTCGGCGCTGGCAATCTGAATTTTCCGGTCCGGATCGTAGTTCGGGTGATCCGCCCAGATATAACCGATTTCATCCCCCGGTAATCCATACTCCACGAACCGATTAGCCGTCTGACCGATCAGGATGGTGTACGGTGCACAGAACAGGACGCGCATACCACGGCTGACAAACCCGGCAACGATGAAGGCGGCCAAACCCGTTTTACCGCTACCGGTTGGCGAATACACCATGAAAGTGTCGTTTGCCTTCCAGTCACGGCGCAACATGTTTAGCGCTCGTTCCTGTGCAAAATTCGGCGTGATCGTCAGCTCCATTGTGTTGCTCCTGTGCTGATGAGATAATAATTTTGTGATGTGGTTTTCATGGATTCCCCCTCACATGGCTGGTGGCCTCCCCAAAGGCTGCCAGTCTCCCTTCTGATTCAGCTCCTCTGAAAAATCACTCTTCCAAGAAGAACCTCTTTCGTTTCTCTGCGCCTGAGCGCGTTGTACTACCTTGCTGATACAGGCATTTTTTTAAATTGCGCCCTTAAGACAGTGATCTACTTAACCAATGGATCTCTCCTGTTGGAAAAGACCCTATACCTGCCCCTACACCCAATCCCCCCTTACCCCCCTTTCCCTCTTCCCCATAAAACGTACTACTTACCTAGTACATATAAGGAGTTGGGTCAGTTGGTTGCCAACCTGAACAGACACCTTTAAGCCTGCTTCTGTTCGGGTACCTTTAAACCCGAAACAATGAGGAGCGCGATTGCGTTCCAGCCAGGGGTGGTTGAGTCGTATACCCCTGTAATGCACGCCCGTGTGTTTCAACGAACCTGCGAAGCCGTACATTGGCCTCATGCCTTGCTCTGTTCTCCTTGCGGAATGAAACAGGCTCAGCGTCAAAAGTGATTTCGTATACCTCCGCATATTTCAGGGCGACCTTCCGTCTCAGTGACGGTGGCAGCCCCTGTAACTGCTGCTGAATCCACTCAGCATCTGCTGAGCTATAAGCCGAAGGCATGTCTATCTGTACGCAATCAGGAAACATCTCTCTACGTTCAACGTCCCCCCCCCCCTCACTCTCCGTCCTCAGTGTTCGCTAAGCTTGGGTGTGGGAAAAGTTTTGGTTTATCTGGCCTAAGCTCATGAGCGGGAATCCCTGTTATGGCAGAAACGTCTGGAACATGTTCCAACCCTACAAGTCCAACCTTTCTCCATCGGGAAACAGATGGCTGTTTGACCCCAACAGCGCGAGCTAATGCATTTACGCCCCCTGCAATATCTATTGCTTTCTCAATCGCTGATTTCATAAAGCACACCTAACAATTATTTTTGCTATCAAAAATAATAGCAATAACTATTCTATCATGCAATAGACACACTTATAGAACGCATCTACAATGTAATAGCGGAGGCTATATTTATGTCGAAATCACAAATGAGCATGTTGAGAACCCTTTCAGATAGGCTCAACTTTGCAATGTACGAAATGGGAATGAGCCAAGCTCAGTTGGCTAAGGCAGCAAACATGGCTCAACCGACCATTTGGCGAATAGCATCGGGGAATGCAAGAGGAACAACGAAAATTGTCGATCTCGCTAATGCTCTCGGTGTTACACCGGAATGGTTAAGTTCTGGTGTAGGTCCTATGAGGGCAGAGAATAAGAAACCATCTATTCCACCAAAATCCGAATGGGGGAAGATAGAGCCCTGGGATGAGCACACGCCTCTAAGTGATGATGAGGTTGAAGTACCTTTTCTTAAAGATATTGAGTTTGCATGTGGTACTGGGAAAGTGATTAGCGAAGATCATAATGGATTAAAACTTAGGTTTTCAAAGGCTACCCTTCGTCGGATCGGCGCAAACTCTGACGGAAGTGGAGTTCTATGTTTTCCGGCGACTGGTAACAGTATGGAGCCTATAATCCCTGATGGAACGACCGTAGCTATTGACACCAACAACAAAAGAATTGTCGATGGTAAGTTGTATGCTATTGGACAAGATGATGGTTGTGGCGGACAACTAAAACGCATTAAACAACTACACAGAAGACCTGGTGGAAAATTGATTATCCGCAGTTACAACAGTGACGAATACCCAGATGAAGAAACCAGCATTGATAAGGTTGATATTATCGGGCGTTTATTCTGGTACTCTGTTTTGCTTTGAATCAAAAAGGAAATATTTTTATTAAATATCAATAAGGTAACAAAAACCACTCAAAAAAAATAGAGCTTGCTATTGCTATTATCTATAGCAAGTTCTATTATGCTCTCATTCAAAGTAGATGGAGTTAATGAGATGAGGGCACAACCGACTCTGACTTTTAATGGCTTTTCCATGCACCCACTGGATGCGCTAAAAAATACCGCCGTTCTTTTTGAAGCTGGATATTTATTAGCCACATCAAATAACCATGAATACAGTGAAATTGGCGATACCATAGTTGCTTTGGCCACTGATTACGCCTTCAAAGTAAAAAACGCAATTTTTTATTCAAGGCAAAATATTTCTTCTGAAAAACAGCCTGAATACATGGTTAACCTTCGCACCCAACGCGAAGCCTGCGGCTTAACAACTGCCGAACTCGCCAGGCTGCTCGATCTCGATGAAGAAATTATCATCCAGTGGGAGAGCGGAGAGTACGAACCAACCATCAGCATGCTTATCCCTCTGGCAAATGTTCTTGGCTGTGATCCAATGTGGTTACTGACTGGTGCTTATAAACAAAATCAGGAGGAAGCATAAGATGAAAATGTTCAAAGGCCTTACCAACGAACCGGAAACAGCTTTTCATCACATTGCCGTACTGCTTGAAGCGGGGTTAATCATTTCGGCTTCCGGTGATGAAGAATGTGATGAACTTTCGGATGACATCTTTTTACTTGCACAACAATACGCCAGAAGCGCATGCGATGCATTTAAGGAGCAAAGAACATGAAAACTCCATTAAATATTCTTGAGGAAGTGGCGGCACAAATAAAAGAGAATACATCAATGCTTGAATTTATATTTAAGAATTCTCCCGACTCAGGAGAGACGGACGATTATTTATGTTGCCTCATCAGGTCCATGAATAAAACCTGCGAAATGGCTTACGAATATATCGATACACTGCGTAACGAATAAAGAATTCTCAATAAAAAATCACACACAGAAACATGACGACCTCTGGCCGGGGATTTTCACAATCTGAAAACAGAGATGATGCATGAAAAATAAAAGTGCTTATAAAACTGCTTTATTAATGGCCAGTGCCGGATACTGGTCAGTTGCAATACTGTTTCTCAGAAAAGCATACGGGAAATAACAAATGGCATGTGCAACCATTGATAAAGATCGTCGCCGCATGGTAACAGCGGCACTCCGGCGGATGCAACGTAAAACAGGTAGTAATCTGCTCGTCGTTAACCTTCCGGACGGAGAAATAACAACGATAGAAATAACTGAACAGTTCATGAACCAGTTGTTATTACGATTTGAAGGTGTTTTCCGTGGTGAATATGGACGGGCGGAAGGAGAAGCAACAATCCGTACCGCATACCAGAATGCCATCGGGATTAATCAACATACTGAATACCTGACTGAAACCGGAAAGTTAATTATAGACAACCTTTTACAAGAGGTTATTGATTACGCGAAAGAAAAATATATCAGCGGAGGAATTAACTGATGGCTAATTTATCCCCTGTATCTGTTGTGCACGAAAAAGTGCAGATCGTTATGACAATTGAAAATGGCCAGGTAACAGGTGTCTGCAAGGTCCGCGATAACGAGCTGATTGCCAGCATGGATACTTTCATACGGCTGTCAGAAAGAGCGGGATATCAGATAACAGCACCTGCTCAGGAGGAAACCGGTGACATTAACAGCAACACGCATTCCTGAGTGGGTCCACCAGCAGGCGTTGCTGGTCCTGAGGCGGTACAGATGCCAACGGATATTTCCGCATCGGATACAGCGCACCGGATATCTCAGTCTGAAGGTTAACCGTCGCTGGCGGTTGTTATCGAAAGACGACGGCCGGAACTGGGAAGTAATGAGTCATGAACGTTATTCGGGAGAAATAAAGAAATGATCGACAACCGCATCACAAGCGCCATTGACCAGGCACTACAGAAACATGATACACCCGTCGGTCCGTTATTTTTTGTAACACGCCACGGGAGAACAAAAAAATGCCTCACCCGAAAAACAGCAATTCGTTACCTAGCATTCTTTATGACCACCCGCGCTTTTGAACGTTCAGGTTTCCGACAGCGCTATCCTGACATGCGTTTTATATTCAACGGGAACGAGACATGGAAACGGGGAGAATCAACCACAGAGTATACCCGCGCACACCAGCGAACAATCAGACGACTACGCAGACTCATCGCCAGGAAACAGTATACAGAAAAATGGTTCAGAAAATATGACACATGGAGCGCCGGATATTACAAACTGATGGCAACAAAACCATTCTGACGTAAACGAAATTAACCATGACGCAATTAAATAAGGCAAGCCTAATACATCAGGAGGACCATGAACATTTATTTCAGAATAGTTATATCACTGGTAATTATCGCATGTATTTACGGATTAATCGTTCCGACCCTCATATCAATGAAGGATACGGTAGCAGTGATTTCTGGCTTTGCTCTGGCGTGTCTGACCCCGCCCTGCATTTATGCCATTTATAAGGGTCTTTCTTTTTCTAAGGATAAAAGATGAAAAAAATTATTCCTGCTTTAGCCCTTGTTCTGCTGACCACCGGACTTGTCGGTTGCGATCGCGTTGAGCCTGGTAATGTGGGCATCAAAGTAAACAAACTGGGCGACGATAAAGGCGTCGGAGAGGTGGTCGGTGTTGGGCGCTACTGGACGGGATGGAACACTGAGGTTTACATCTTCCCGACCTTCAAACAAATGAAGACCTACGATGAGCCATTCAGCTTCCAGATGAGTGACGGTACAACCATCGGCTATCACATCGGCGTGGCCTACAAAGTAGACCCGACCAAAGTAACCACGGTTTTTCAGACCTACCGCAAAGGCGTGGATGACATTACCGACACTGACCTGCGCCAGAAAATTGCTGACGCCCTCAATCGTCTCGCCAGCCAAATGAGTACTGACAAATTCATCGATGGTGGCAAGGGCGAGTTACTGGAAAACTCCCTGAAAGAAATTCAGGCAGAGATGGGGCCTGTGGGTATTCAGGTGATGAGTCTCTCTTATGTAGGTAAGCCGGAATACCCGCCAACCGTTATTGACAGCATTAACGCCAAAGTCACGGCAAACCAGAAAACCCTGCAACGCGAGCAGGAAGTCAAGCAACGCGAGGCAGAGGCCAATATGTTGCGCGCGGAAGCTGCCGGACAGGCTGATGCGATTCGCACAAAAGCCCAGGCCGAATCCGACGCCATTCGTTTACGCGGCGAAGCACTGCGCCAGAACCCAAACGTTATGGAGCTGGAAGCCATCAACAAGTGGAACGGTACACTGCCGCAATACATGACCAGCGGTGCCAACACACCATTTATTCAGGTTAAGTAATACATATGCCCGGTATTACAACCGGGCTGTCTGGAGATAAAAATGAATACAGTAACCATCAATAACAAACAGCTTCCGGCAGTCGAATATCGCGGTCAGCGTGTTGTGACGCTGGCGATGATTGATGAAGTGCACCAACGCCCAGACGGAACAGCGGGACGCAATTTCCGCGAAAACAAATCTCGTCTTATTGAAGGGGAAGACTACTTCGAATTAGGTTCCGACGAAATTCGTCGACACCTCCCTGACGGTACTTTCTCAAAATTTGCAGCAGCAGGAATTGTACTGGTCGAATCCGGTTATTTGATGTTGGTGAAATCCTTCACCGACGATCTGGCCTGGCAGGTTCAGCGCGAGCTGGTTAACAGCTACTTCCGCACTCGCGCACCTCTTACTGAAATCGAGATGATCGCCGCAATGGCCGCCGATGCCGTTCGCCAGCAGAAGCGCCTGAATCATGTTGAAAAGAAGATCGAAACGGTCACCGAAGCTGTGGAGAACATCAAACGCGGGACCATGCGCGCCGGATATGTCGGTTACCGCCAGGTGGTAGCAAAAAGCGGAATGAGTGACGCCAAGTGTCGGAACCTGGTCAACGCCTACCACATCCCTACCGACACACACGAATTTATGACTACGGACGGGCTTTTGTCACGCAGGGCTATCGTAGAACTGGAGCCGTTTATGGCCGCATTCCGCCAGATGATGTCAGAAGCTAAACCGCGCGGCACACGCTGGTATCACCCGAAGATGGGGCTTTTCCAGGTAATCGGATGGGAGAATAAAGCATGATCATCCAGTCAAAACTCATTCGCGCAGCTCTGGTATGCGCTGCAAAAAATGATGTCCGTTACTACCTGAATGGTGTGCACATCACTCCGAAATATATCGAGTCAACTAACGGGCATGTAGCACTGCGCATGGAGCACGGCATCCGGACGAAGAAAAACATCATCGTCCAGTTTGAAGGACCGGTTCCGGCGAAAGCGGAAACCACTGAACTGGTATTCAACAAAGAAGCCTTTGCCATTCACCGCGACACGTTCGAGCGTCGAATCTCGATCACTGGCATCAAACTTGTTGATGGTCGTTTTCCTGATATGGAACGCATCATCCCGAAAAAAGTGGATTTCAGTATCAATCCGGTTATCCAGACTGAATACCTCAGCTATCCGGAAAAGATGTTTGGTCGCGAGCGGAAGTTTATTCCCATCCAGTTACGACCTTCCGGTGAGGCTGGAGCGGTTCGCATTCAGTTCGATCCAGTGATCAACACTGCATACGGTAATCCTGAGTTCGTCGTGATGCCATGCCGTGATGATGCTTTCAAAATTATTGAGGAGCATCTGGCATGAAAATCGAATATCAGGACTATGGCACCGTAGCGAACATCGTTATCACCAGTACAGTATTTGAGTTCCGTAAACATAACCGTGTGGTAGACGCCACGTTGCTCTGCACTCCAGGCATAGTTGCAAACCGCAGTGGAATGTTCTTCATGAAGACGGTTTTGTCCGGAAAATCTCGCGATATGTTGCGAGCCTACAAGACAATTCAACGAGAGGCGACACGATGAGCAAATGCCAGCATTCAGCTTACCCATGCCTGCGCATCGATACTCCCCGTGGCATGACCTATCGCCAGCACCTCATTGTGCAGATAGCGCCGGTAATGCTCACGAATTTTTTTAGCAATGATGCATGGCAGGATTACGACGACCTAGCCAGAACTCTGGTGATGGCTGTAGATGCCATCATCGAAGCTGAGCGGGAGACAGCGGAATGAGCAAAATTCAGAACCCTGTCGTGCTTATCTATAAGCGCGAAAACAGTGATACCTACGCCGTTGCGATCACCAGCGGCAGCCAGGACTATCGCGACGCCGTTCTGATGGCGACCATGGAGCCAGACATGACGGGTGACAGCATCGATACCTGGAGTAAAACCGGTTACTACATGACTGCGGAGATCAAGCGACTGAAACAAGCCCTCTCCGCTGCGGAAAGCAACCTGCCTGATTCTGAATGCCATGTCGCTGTACTGAAAGAAGCGCTACGCGATAAACAGGCGTTACCTGAAGCATCAGAGAAGTACATAGCAGAACCAGAAGCCGAACCTGTAAGCCAGACTTACAAGCTGGCGTTCCTAGAATGGTTGTCCGAACAAAAAGAAAAAATAGACATTGATTGCGGATGTGTAAGCATCGAAACGCTTATGCACTGGATGAGGCTCGCGTACGAGGCTGGCAACTCTCCGGTAACTCCGGATGGTTGGATAAGCTGTAGTGAGCGAATGCCAGAAAAGAGCCAGAGCGTGCTTATTTCTGTGAATTTCGATAGTTCTCTGGTTGAACCGCTAATATGTTCCGCACTCTACACAGGGAGCACATTCCGGCGAGGAGATGCAACGATTAAGCCGGGTAATGGCATTGAGCGGGTCACACACTGGATGCCGCTACCGGAACCGCCGCAGGAGGTGAATCAATGAGCTGGCCTGATGCAATCGTAACTCTGGGGATGGTATTCGCAGTAGCGTTTGTTGTGTACTCGATTTGTCGATGGGGATAACCACATGTTCGCTTTGATTCAACGCGGGCAGATATACACAGACAGAGCCGGATACCCAGTAGAAATTACTCGCAGTACTGAGCACTCAGTGTTCTTTCGGAGGATGGACGGACGTACCGGGCGAGTACGCATTGGTGAATTCAGTAGCCTGTTCGAGCATATTGACCACCTGGAATATCACAAGATTCTGGCTGAAACAGAACAAGAAAAGCACCTGAAGAAATTACGCGCAATGCAAAGGAAGTAAAAAATGAATAAAGCGTTTGAGCTATGGGTACGCCAGCGTTACGGCAATCGCTATGACCTGACCCGCGATGCTTACGGCTTCTACTGCCGTGAAATTGTGAAACGAATGTTTGAAGTGTGGTGCCACTGCCGTGGGCTGAATGTTGTGTGAGGTGATGCATGGGCAATGTGATTCAACTGGCTCCCAATGAATGGGTTTGTGAAAGCGTTCTTATCGCGATTACCGGGCTCAAACCTGGCACAATTCTCCGGGCCCGGAAAGAATGCTGGATGGTTGGAAAAGAGTATATTCACGTATCACCAGACGGTAATCCAAAGCCTTCCAGCGAATGTATGTATAACAGAAAAGCAATAGATGCCTGGGTCTCTTCAATGAAAAACAAACAACCTAGGTGATTTAATGCCATGAAATATGTAAGCTCGTATCGCTCTTGGGCGTCTGGAGGTATCAATGGATAAAGTCAAATATCCAACAGGCGTCGAAAACCACGGTGGCACATTGCGCATCTGGTTTAATTTTAAAGGTAAACGTGTCAGGGAAAATCTTGGTGTCCCTGACACGGCCAGGAACAGGAAGATCGCTGGGGAACTGCGGACATCGGTATGTTTTGCCATCCGCACAGGAAGCTTTGATTATGCTGCACAGTTCCCTGACTCCCCTAACCTTCAGGCTTTTGGGGTAAGTAAAAAAGAAATTACGGTGAAAGAACTTGAAGAAAAGTGGCTGGATCTGAAACGAATGGAAATCTCTGCAAATGCATTCAATCGTTATGAATCCGTTGCAAGAACGATGGTCCCGAAAATTGGAGGTAGCAGACTGGTGTCGACGGTGACCAAAGAGGAATTGCTGTATATCAGGAAAGATTTACTGACCGGATATCAGAATTCAACGAAAGACAAAGCACCAGCAAGAGGACGGAGTGTCGTTACTGTAAATTATTACATGACGACAATCGCTGGAATGTTTCAGTTTGCTGCAGATCACGGTTACTTAGAGGCAAATCCCTTCGAGGGAATTAAGCCTCTTAAAAAAGCCAGGGCAGAACCAGATCCGCTAACTCGTGACGAATTTATTCGCCTGATAGACGCCTGTCGGCATCAGCAGACGAAAAACCTGTGGTCATTAGCAGTGTACACAGGAATGCGTCACGGTGAACTGGTCTCCCTGGCCTGGGAAGATATCGATCTGAAAGCAGGAACAATTACTATCAGACGCAATTATACGAAACTCGGCGAGTTCACTCTACCTAAAACTGAGGCAAGTACAAACAGGGTTGTGCATCTTATCCAGCCCGCTATCAGTGTCCTGAAAAATCAGGCTGAAATGACAAGACTGGGTAAGCAGCACCACATCAAAGTGCAACTACGCGAATATGGACGTTCAGTGAATCATGAATGTACTTTCGTATTTAACCCCCAGGTGGTTAGAAAAAGCAAACAGGTCGGTTTTATCTACAAAGTAGATTCCATTGGCGACTCATGGGAAACAGCCATTAAGCGTGCGGGCATCAGGCACCGAAAGGCATACCAGTCACGACACACTTATGCGTGCTGGTCATTATCTGCCGGAGCAAATCCAAGCTTCATTGCCAGCCAGATGGGTCATGCAAGTGCCCAGATGGTGTTCAATGTATACGGAGCATGGATGACTGACAGCAATGCAGAACAGATCGCAATGCTGAATCAGAAGCTGGCAGATTATGTCCCAATGATGTCCCATGGTCACCAAGGTGACACAAGAGGCTTATTAAAATCAGTAAGTTAG